GGCGGCGGGCGCGATCGTCAGTGTGGGTGCCTCCAAACTGGAGACCTCGGCCACCACCCTTGGTTCGTCCAGCGTGGGACTAATTGTCGGCGCGCAGGCGATTTCCCAGGCGGCTCGTCAGATGCAGGCAGCTGCAGCAGCAATGGCCGTTTCCAGCGCGGCCGGCTACTCCAGCGGCGGCTTCACCGGACCGGGTGACAAGTACCAACTGGCGGGCTTTGTTCACGCCGGTGAGTTCGTCCACCGACAGGAGGTGGTGCGCCAGCCCGGTGCGCTGGCATTCCTGTCGGCCTTCAACCAGGTCGGTATGGCGGCAATCGATCGTTGGCGTGGCTATGCCGACGGAGGGCATGTGGCAGCGATGCCCACGCTGCAGCGGTCCCCCGTGTTCACCAGCGCAGCTTCGGCGCCGCCGAGCACTGCTGCGCAGTTGGGCCTGCGCGTGATCAACCAGGTTTCGCCGGACCTGCTCGACCAGTACCTGGACGATCCAGGCAGCGACACCACCGTCATCAACAAGATCAGCCGCAACTCTGCGGCGATCCGCCAAGTATTGGGACTCTGAACATGGCCTGGGTAACTGACACCGCAGCCAACATCACCGACCTCATGGCCCGTTTGCGGGACTTTCTGACTACCAACGCCGCCCTGGTGGCAGCGAACCAGCAGTGGCAGGTGGTGGGCGGCGTGGCCAGCGGCCCGATCGCTGCCAGCGATTTCGTGTCGCTGAAGGGTCGAGGGCTTGCCGGTGAGGATGAGATCTATCTATCTCTGCAGGCTTGGGTCGTACCGGCCAGCAACTACTACAACATTCGTATGCGTGGCCACACCGCGTACAACCCGGATCTTCCAGGTATCGTCACCCAGCCGGGGGCCAACTCCAACTATGCGTCGATCCTTGGCGTCAACTCGCCGATCAAGTATTGGTTCATCGCCAATGGCCGTTGCTTCAAAGTGATTACCCGCATCAACGGCCGGTACGACGCTTTGTACTGCGGATTCATTCTGCCCGAGCATCTTCCGGGAGACTGGAGCTATCCGCTGTTCATTGGCGGCTCGTTCTTGGGCAGCAACGGTGTGGCGTCGCTGGATACCTACGAACACTCCAATTTCTGGAATGCGGTCGCGGACGGGCAGAGCAACACCGCATTGAGCCAAGGTTATCTCTTCACGCCAGTGCAGGCTTGGCTACCAGTTCGCAATGGATACACCACCACGTACGTAGCCACGGGTCGCATCACCATGCCCTGGAACCCATATGTGGGCAATCAGAATGTCCGCAGTTGCCTCGATGGCCAGCGTTGGCTACAGCGCGGTCAGCTTATGGCGGTCGGCTGGACCTCGGGCAGCGTTGATCGCGGCTCGCGCGTCACCGAGGTGCCGGAAGGCGGACAGTTTTACGGCAGCTTTGACGGAGTCTTCTACACGCCGGCCTTCGGTGCCACGGCTGAGCAGATCGCCACAGTGAACGGCGTTGACCACCTGCTAGTCCCCAATGTCTATCGAACAGGCGATGGGCAGTACGCCGCATTTGCCCTGGAGTAAGAGATGGCCTACGCCGAATTCACGAACGTCCCCAACGTACAGACTCTGATCGACCTGGTGGTTCAGTTCGCGCAGGCGAATGGCTGGACCGTCGAGCGTAACAATCTGGTCGGTGCCAATCGCACCGCCACGCTCCGCATCCCTGGCGTCTCCGACTACGTCCATCTTTTCAACACCGACCAGTTGAGCCTGAAATCTCGTATCTCGATTGGCTATGACGGGAACGCAACACCGTCCGCACAGCCATTGGTCTCACCGCGCGACATCTCCACGTATGAGCTGGCTGGGCCATTCCCACGTTTGAAGCTGTTCGCCAACGGCAACGCGATCCACGTCGCTATCGCACAGGCCGTTGCCGGCGAGTACCGCCACCACACCTTCGGCGTTCTTGAGAAGGCCGGTGCGTACACAGGCGGTACGTATGTCGACGGAACCTACTGGGCGCGAACGGGTATCTACAGCGGAATGGTGAGCCAGAGCGGGAACAACGTTGTCCTGTTCGGCAATAACACCAGCACCACGGGGTGTGGGCACGTGCGTGCGGACTCGGCTGAGGATGGTCGCATCAACAGCTATAGCCAGATCTGCAACTACTTCAACGGAACGCTGGGCACCGAGGGGCAAGCTGGAAGCGGCGTCGGATCAATCTACCAGTCGACCACCAGCTCCAGTTACGACAGCATGTGGCTGGGATATGCCCTTGGTGGGTGCGACGAGAATGTTTTCTCTGGCCGTAGCGTCTTCCATCCTATCCAGCTGAGCATTCGTCGCCCCGGTACCGGCGTGTATTTGTCGCCGATCGGGCGAGTTCCTGGACTTCGTGCCTGCTACCTGGAGAAGCTCGAACCTGAAATGGAAGTGACGATCGGCGATGACACTTGGGTCGTTTTCCCGTGGGTGCGCAAGTTGGCCATGAGCAACGCGACCAACGCGCCGCCGGCCAGCGGCAACTATGGCTGGGCAGTGAAGAAATCCTGATGGCCATTTTTCTCGCCACGCAGAGCAGCACAGGGCCCAACTGGCGCAGTGGCAATCTGGCGATACCGCGCACCCGCATTCCTCTCCAGTTTCGCGGCGCAGCTGCACGGCTGGGTTTCTACACCGGGTCGACCAAAGAATCGACCATCGAGGAACCCGAACAGCGATCCAGCGGCCCTCAGCAGCGCACATCGTTCGACGACTGGTACTACCGGATCCATGTTCTGCCGCTGCGGATTGACCTGGGCAACCTGGTCACCAACCAGGTGCGCTACGTCCAGGTCTGGAACGCGTACCTTCAGCAGCAGACCCTGGCCTCGGTGACACTTGAGAACGGCGAAGGCGTTGAGCTGGTAGGCCCTGCCGCCCCGCCGTTGGCATTCTCGGCCCTGCAGCTGCGTCGTTGGCAGCTGTCGGTCACGACAGAAGGTCCGCCGGTAATCGCGGCGTCGCTGTCCTACGACTTCGTGGCCCTGGGGCGCCGCACCGTCACGATTACCGGCAATCGCATGTCGGCGTGGATGCTGCCGCCGGATTGGGAGCGGCCTGTCACCGAAACGCTGGCCTGGGCGACCGACGTCCAGCAGTCGATCGGCGGCGGCGAAGCCCGATTCCCATTGCGTGGCTCGCCGAGGCGCTCCTGGGAGTTCAGCGTGCTGGCCGACCGGCGCGAGCGCCAGGTGCTCGAACACGCGCTGTTCGACTGGTCGGCGCGTACCTGGGCGCTGCCGGTCTGGAACGACGTGTCGTGGCTGGGTGCGCGCCTGGCGCTGGGTGTGCAGTCCATCCCGGTACAGGCCGCTACGCAGCGCGACTACCGCCCCGGCGGCCTGGCCATGCTTTGGAAGGACGTCACCACCTACGAGCTGGTGGAAGTGGCCGACATTGCCGCCGACAGCCTGCAACTGGCCCGCCCCACGGCCAACGCCTGGGCACCTGGCACACGGGTGCTGCCCTGCAGGACAGCTCGCATTGCCGAGACCCCTAGCCTGGAACGCGTGACCGACCAGGTCATGCGGTCGACCGTGCGCCTGGCTGCGGTGGAGACCTGCGACTGGCCAGCAGCGGCGCCGGCGGCGGTCTATCGCGGTCGACCTGTGCTGGAGCAGCGCCCCGACCTCGACCAGGCGCAGACGGCCGAGTTCGGCCGGCAGCTGGTGGTGATCGATGGCGATATCGGCCCTGTCGCCGTCGATGACATCACCGGCAAGGCATGGCCACTGCAGTCGCACGCCTGGCAAACCTGGGGGCGCACCGAGCAGGCCAATCTGCGCAGCCTGCTGTACTGGTTGCAGGGTCGCGCGGCTGCGCTGTGGGTGCCGTCTTGGGCCGATGACCTGGAGCTGGTCGAGCCAGCCCTGACCACCTCCAGCGGCATCGTGGTGGCTTGGGCAGGCGTGGCCCGCTTCGGGCGCGCCCAGGCAGGTCGTCGTCACCTACGCATCGAGCTGTTCAGTGGCCAGGTGCTGTACCGGCAACTGATTGAGGCCACAGAGCTGGATCCACAGCGGGAGTTCCTGCAGCTGGCCGTGCCGCACGGCATCGCCCTGCAGCCGAGTGCCATCCGCTTGATCAGCTGGATGGTGCTGGCCCGCCTCAGTTCCGACACCGTGGAGCTGTCCCATGAAACCGATGGTGAGGGCGTCGCGCGTTGCCGCGTGTCCTTCGCCGGCATTGGCGCTGAGGAGAGCGAACCGTGAGCCTGTTCTCCCGCCATGTTGAGCTGTATGAGTTTGGGCGTGGTTCCCAGCGCTGGCGCTATACGTCCAGCGATCGGGTGGAGATCTACGACTCGCAGTCGTTCAGCCCCGAGGCAATCAAGCGTGGCCGACTTGGCCAGTCTGCCCAGGAGGCCAGGTCCAATCTTGAGGTGACCGTACCGCTGTCCCTCTCGTTGGCGTCAGTGCTGCGGCCATATCCGCCGACCGATCGGATCATCGTTCGGTGGCGGCGGATCCGGAAGAGCGATGGCGCGATCCGGGGCACCTGGAATGGCGTGCTGAGCGACTTCAGCGAGCGACAGAATGATCTGATCCTGACCTGCCAGAGCAATGCCGGCGCCGCCGCGACGAACGGCCTTCGCCGATGCTGGCAGGCGCAGTGCCCGTTTGCGCTGTTCGATGCCGATTGCGGCCTGAATTCGGAGCTGTTCCGAGTCGATGGCGTGTTGTCGGCCGCATCCGCTCAGACGATCACGTCCACTGCCTTCGCGGCGAAGCCGGATGGTTGGTTCGTCGGCGGCTTCATCAAGTGGGTGCAGGGCACGGCCATCGAGTATCGCTTCGTGGTGGGCCATGTTGGCCCGACCCTCACCTTGCTTACCGCAGCGCCGCTCGCTGCGGGCGCACTGGTGTCTGCCTACCCCGGCTGTGGCCACGCCCTGCAGATCTGCCACGAGAAGTTCAACAACGCGCTGAACTACGGCGGCCAGCACACCATCCCGCCGAAGAACCCCTTCGGACCCGATCCCATCTTCTAAAGGAGCCTCCCATGTGGGTTCAAATCGTCGTAATGATCGTGGCGCTGATCGTCAGTTACGTGATGCGCCCGAAGCCTACGGTTCCGAAGCCGGCCGCCTTGGAGGACTTCAATGTCCCCACCGCCGAGGACGGTCGCGAGTGCAGCATGGTCTTCGGTACGAACTGGATCGATGATCCCAACGTGCTGTTCTACGGCGATCTGCGCACCACGCCGATCAAGGTCAAGGGTGGCAAGAAGTGATGGATCGTCCTGTCCTGGTTACCGTCGAGCACGCCCGCGCGGCCAAGCTGGGCGAACACAGCGGCGTGCTGTGCGCCGCCGGCATCCGCAGCTGGATGGATCGTCACGGTCTGGATCTGCGTCGCTTCCTGGATGAAGGCCTGCCGGTAGAGCAGTTCGAAGCACTGGACGACGCCTTCGCACGGCGCTTGGCGGCGATCGCCCGCGAGGAGGCAGGCCGTGGGTAGTGGCAAGAAACAGACCGTAGGCTATCGCTACTACATGGCCCTCTATATGGGCGAATGCCTCGGCCCGGTGGATGCGCTGCGGGAGATCCGCGTCGGCGACCGCAAGGTCTGGGACGGTAGCGCGCAAACGGCGTGGACCAAGGTGCTCGGGATGAACATCCCCAGGACGGTACCTGCCACCGGCCCGATTACCGCATCTCGATCGATCACGATCCTGGCGCCGGAGGTCTTCGGCGGCGACAAGGGCGAAGGCGGCATCGTCGGCACGCTGGAGGTGCGCATGGGCGAGCCCGCCCAGATGCCAAGCACCTATCTGCAGTCGCTGGTGCCCGGCCCGTGGCCAGCTGCCCGTGGCCTGTTCACGACGGTTTTCAATGGCCAGGTGTCGGCCATGAACCCGTACATCAAGAACTGGACGAAGAAGGTCTCGCGCTGGCGCCAAGGCTGGAAAAAGGGGCTATGGCAGGGCGACCTGGTGCAGATCGATGAAGGGATGAACCCAGCCCACATCATCTATCAGGTGCGCACGGAGGGCATGGGCCACCCGATCGACGTGATCAACGACGAGAGCTTCCGCAAGGCGGCACAGACGTTGAAGAACGAAGGGTTCGGCCTGTGCCTGAAGTGGTCCCGATCAGTTCCTGCAGGCGAGTTCATGGACATGGTGTGCGACCACATTGGTGGCATGCGCATCGAGGATCCGGTGACGGGGCTGACCGAGCTGGTGCTGGTGCGGCCGGACTATGACCCAGCCACCCTGGAAGAGATCGGCCCGGCGAACATCATCGAGCTGCTGGAGTGGCAGCAGCCGATGCTGGAAGGCAGCGTCAACGAGATCACGGTCGTCTACCGGGATATCGCCACCAACAAGGACGCAGCTGTCACCTACCAGAATCTGGCCAGCGTTCAGGCGCAGGGCCGTGTCGTCAGCAGTCGCAAGAACTATCCCGGCCTGTGGAACGCTGCGCTCGCGGGCCGGGTTGCGGCGCGCGAAGTGGCGGCAGTGAGCAGCTTGCCCTGCAGGGTGAAGATCCGTGTACGCCAGGATGCCGGCCCCTTCAAGCGCGGGCAGGTGCGTGCCCTGTCGTGGCCACGGCGCGGCGTTGCCCGCATGCCAGTGCGCATCTTGGACGTCGACGACGGCACACAGACCGAGACAGCCGTAGTGCTGACCGTCGTCCAGGACGTCGCCGGCATGGCCGCTGCCAGCTACATCCAGCCTTCGGAGAATGCCTGGGTGGAGCCGGACACCAAGCCCAAGCCGGTCACCGTGCAGCGCCTGCAGGAGGCCAGCTACCGCGACCTGGCTACGACTCTCGGGGCGTCGGAGCTGGCTGCTGTGTCGCCTGACGTCGGCTACCTTACTTCGATCGGTGTGCGGCCGACCTCGGTGGCGTTCGGCTACACGCTGCAGACCCGGCTGGGAGGTGCGCCGTTCGCCGAGGCGGGCGCGGCCGACTTCGCTCCCACTGGCCTGCTGATCACCGCAATGACGGCCACCACAACGGCGATCGCGCTGTCCGCCGGCGTCAGCCTGGACATGATCGAGGTCGGCTCGGAGGCGCTGATCGATGACGAGCTGGTCCGGGTGGTGTCGATCGACCCGGTGGCCGCGACGCTGACCGTGGCCCGTGGCTGCGTGGACACTGTGCCGATGCCGCATGCCGTGGGTGCGCGGGTGTGGTTCACCGACGAATACGTCGGCTTCGACGGGCGCGAGTACTTGGCCAACGAGTCGCCCCAGGCGAAGCTGATCACCCGCACCAGCCAGGGCGAGCTGAATCCGGATCTGGCCACGGCGATCGCGCTGACGATGCGCCGGCGCCAGATCCGGCCGTACCCGCCGGGACGGCTGCGCATCAACGGCGATGCCTACCCGGCCGAGGCCTGGGGCAATGGCGGCACAGTCGTGGCCACCTGGGCGCACCGCGACCGTCTCCTGCAGGCCGACCAGTTGGTGGACTCCGAGCAGGCGAGCATCGGCCCAGAGCCGGGCACGACGTACACCGCACGCTGGTACCTGCAGGACACCCTGGTGCGCACGCAGGCCGGCATCACGGCCGCGACCGACAGCTACCTGCCGCCAGTCGGCAGCGGCGGCAAGACCCTGCGGGTTGAGATCGAGGCAGTGCGCGACGGCTTCACCAGTTGGCAACGCCTGCAGCACACCTTCCTCTACCGCGCCCAGCTGGTGACCGAAGCGGGCGACCGCATCGTCACGGAAGCCGGCGACCCGATCATCCTGGAGTAACCACAATGCCTGACGTCAAACTCTCCCAGCTCGCCGCCGCCAGCGCGGCCTCCGTCGCCGCCGGGGCCGGCCTTTGGACGATGGCTGGTCACATCCTTGGCCTGCAGATGGAGTACGTCGGGCCGGCTTCCATCCGGGTGTCCAGCGGTAGCGCTTGGATTCCCTCATTGCAGCGAGCGATCGAAGTGCCGAGTGCACTGACCCTGAGCGGCCTCACGCTTGCGGCTAACACCTGGTACCACCTCTATCTGTACCTCAACGGGTCGACGCCGGCGATCGAGGCCGTTACGGATGCTCCGGCCGCTCCTTACAGCGGAACCGCCCGCGCCAAGACGGGCGCCACCTCGCGGCGATACCTCGGGAGTTTCAAGACGTCTGCTTCGGGCGCAATCATGAACTTCCGGCACGGGCAGAACAATTTTGTGGCTTATCTGGAGGCTCAGGGGGCTGCGCCTACGCGTGTTCTGAATGGTGGTGTTGCGACAGCCGAGACCCAAGTGTCATTGGCTGGGGTCATCCCGATAAGTGCGACCCAAGCTCAGATTCGGATTCTCAACTTTGTCACCGCTCCGCCTGGAGCGTACATGCTTAGTG